GAAGAAGATTCTGAAGATGGAGATTCTGAAGATGGAGATTCTAAAGAAAAAGGAGAAACCAAAGAAGGTTCGGCTCGTTCACACGTAAATGGTAGAGCGACTAATTTAAAACCTGAAGGTTTTCCAGAAAACTTAAAAAGAAAGGGAGTGAGAGAAAATAAAAAATTAAAAAATGAGTTAACTCAATTAAGAGAAAAAAACGAAGAGTACCGTAAGGCGCTTAACGTATTCAAAGAAAAACTTAATGAAGTTGCTATTTTTAATTCTAATTTAGCATACGCTACTCGTTTATTTACTGAACATTCTACTACGAAAAAAGAAAAAATAAACATACTAAGACGTTTCGATGGTGTCGAAACTCTTAAAGAATCCAAATCTCTTTACAAAACAATCAAAGAAGATTTAGGAGGAAAAGAAACTACAGTAGTTACGGAAACAGTACAATCTAAAGTTCAAAAAACTCCTTCTAATGGTTCTGCGAATAATTTAATAGAGAGTAAAACTTATGAAAATCCTCAATTCTTAAGAATGAGGGATTTAATGAGTAAAATAAAATAAAATAAATTTCCTTAAAAATATATTAAAATGGGAGCATTATTAGAATCAGGTCTAGTTGGTAACATCGGTCTTAAGCACCTTAAAGTTATCAAAGAAGACACAATTAACAAATGGGACAAGTTAGGGTTCCTCGACGGTCTTAAAGGACACTTAAAAGAAAATATGGCTCAGTTATATGAGAACCAAGCATCATATTTGATAAACGAAGCTGCCGCTTCAGATAGTTCAGGTTCATTCGAAACTGTCGTTTTTCCAATCGTAAGAAGAGTTTTTTCTAAGTTATTGGCTAATGACATTGTTTCAGTTCAAGCTATGAACCTACCAATCGGTAAATTGTTCTACTTTGTTCCAAAGATTCAGAACAGAAACCCTGATGGTACACACTTACAACCATACGGAGCACCTGGATATACAGGTGGTACATCTGATAACTACGATACAGGTAAAAACTTGTATGACCGTTTTTATGAAGGTAAAACACCTAATTCAAGTCCTGAAGGATTATTTGATTACTCAAAAGGTGCATATACCGCATTAACTAGTACATGTACTGCAGTTCAGTGGTCTGGTGGTACATTAGTACCAGGAGGTACAGTAACCGGTAACACGAGGTCTATCTTAGTATCCTTAACAGGATTCTCAAGCGTGGGTGCTGGTAAATTAATCGGTCCTGACGGACAAGAGATGGATACTGAAGAGTTCCTATCTTCATTAGAAGTTTACACTGACTTACCTACTGACCCAACATACTGGAACTTTAGAGTTGTAACACAAAAATATGGTAAGGGTATTGTACAATATGGTACAAAAACATCAGCACCATTCCCAGGTTCAGGTCCTGGTGGTAATTACGATAACATTTGTGACCAAACTGGTACAATTTACTTAGATATCGACACATCAGTTCCTGCAGCATTCGGTTCATCTTCAACCGATGGATATACAGGTACTACATTTGCTAGTGCACCAACTATAACTGCATCTTGGAGAAGATATGAGACATTGGAGTTTGAAGACGCTATTGGTGAAGTATCATTTGACCTTGAAGCGGTTACAGTTTCAGTAACTGAAAGAAAGTTAAGAGCTCAGTGGTCACCAGAACTCGCTCAAGACGTTTCTGCATTCCATAATATTGATGCAGAGGCTGAATTGACAGCGTTGTTATCAGAGCAGGTAGCTGCAGAAATTGACCGCGAAATCTTAAGAGACTTAAGAAAAGGAGCTGCTTGGTCATTAAGATGGGATTACGATGGTTGGAAGAGAGTTTCTAATGGTTCTATTAACTACAACCAAAAGGACTGGAACCAAACATTGATTACTGCAATCAACCAAGTTTCAGCACAAATCCATAAATCAACTCTAAGAGGTGGCGCTAACTGGATTGTTGTATCTTCAGAGGTTTCAGCAATCTTTGACGACCTTGAGTACTTCCACGTTTCAAACGCGGCTCCTGACCAGGACCAGTATAACATGGGTATTGAAAGAGTAGGTACATTATCAGGTAGATATCAAGTTTATCGTGACCCTTATTTCCCAGCAAACACATTGTTGTTAGGACACAAAGGTTCATCACTACTTGACACAGGTTATGTGTATGCACCATACGTACCATTACAGTTGACACCAACAATGTATAACCCATTCAACTTCACACCAATCAAGGGTATCATGACAAGATACGCTAAGAAGATGGTAAATAACCGTTTCTACGGTAAGATTACAGTTGATGGAGTTAGAACATTTGACTTAAATGAGTTAAGATAATACAACTCTAAACAATAAGAAAAGGGAGACTTCGGTCTCCCTTTTTATTTCTTACAATTTCTACAATTAATCTTTTCAGTTTTACAGATTTTAGAATCTTTACCATATAACATACAACGAAGTATCATTAATTCGATTCTATGTGATTTAAATTCGTCTTCATTATGTGCTTTATGACCATTTAAAATCGCATCTGTTATTTCAGACTGTAAAATAATAATTCTACTAGTTAATTCATCCTTCGTCATTAGACTCTTCCTTCGCTAAGGGTACAGGAGTAGTCAAAACTCTAATCGCCTTAGAAACAACTTCAGATTCTTCAATATTATATAAACCTTTATTATGTGCATATCTTGTTGCGTGAACTAAAGAAAATAATGCTTGGTCTATATTCATTTTATCTATAAATTCATTTAATTCGTGTGGTTCGTTATAATTGATTGTATTAAATAGTGTATTTGTGTTATTTTCTGACATGACTATTATGATTTAACTAATATTTATTAAAAAAAGGGAGAAAGTAAACATGGACAAATATATTTTATCTGAAGATTTATCCGTATGGTTTGGTAAGAAAAAAAAGAAAAAAGGTTCTAAACAACCTAAAGGTCCATGGGTTAATATCTGTAAGAAAAAAAAAGGTGGTGGTCACCCACCCTGTGGTCGTAGTGATTCAGATAAAGGAGGATATCCTGTATGTAGGGGAGCGGGTGTCGCTGGAAAAATGAGTCAGTCCGCCAAAGATTCTGCATGTCGCAGAAAAAGAGAGAAAGAAAAAGGTAGGTCAAAAGACACAAAAGGTAAAAGTCCAACGAGGATTAAAATAAAAAACTATAAAAAAAAATCTAAAAATGAATCAATGTACGTTAAAAATATAATTAAAGAAAGTATAAATAAAATAGTACTTGAAAAAACTCAGATATCCGAAGAGTTACAATATCATTTTGATAATAATATATCAATAACAGATAATATTTTTAGACACGGGAGCGAAAAATATTTTGAAATAGTTAATGAATCTAGAAAATTATATAACAACGGATATCAATTTAACGATTTTGATGTTGAAATTTTAAAATCCGAAGTGGGTACTTTTGTTAACACTACTGAGGGTAAAGTACCATTAGATTTCCCTTTTGAGTATGAAGAAAATTTAAATGAGGGTAAAAAAAAGAAGAAAAAGAAGGACCCTCCCATAGGAAAACCAAAAACAGGTGGTTCTAAAAAATGGTATGTATATGTAAGAAATCCTAAAACAGGTAAAATTAAAAAAATAAGTTATGGTTCATCTACTATGACTGCAAAGTGGAATGACCCGGCAGCTAGAAAATCTTTCGCGGCTAGACATCAGTGTCACAAAAAGAAAGATAGAACAAAAGCAGGATACTGGGCGTGTAGAGCACATAAAGACTTTGGTAAAAATGTTTCAGGTAGGTATTGGTAATTACATGAAGGGTGTTTTTAGTCTTATATTTTTATTATTAAGCTCATTCTTAATGAGCTCACAATGTGATTTATCAATCATAGATGTAAATTTAAATACTTATGAAGCAACTGTTGTAGTAAACAATAGTACCAATTGTGGAAATGTTGGATACCAAGGGTCTAACTCGGAGGTAAATATGATTCAAATTGGTGCCCATGTTCCTGGTAATGAGGATAACTGGGATGTAGGTAATTGTGCAATGCAACAAAACAATCACTTAGGATGGGTATGGGGACCTAATGCAAACGCGTTACCCGGTAATTGGTCTTCCGATTTTGGTTATGATTTTCCATTAACTGCAGGTGATACTATAGTAATGCAATTAGATTATGAATATCCTAACCCTGCGTTACCTGAAAACTGTTTCGACGAGTATATAGACTATTGGTTGTCACAAGGAGAATGTGTTGAGTTTGTTATATGGCAAATAAACTATTCTAGTACTTGGTACCAACAAGACGGTGGTTGGGCGGTAGGAAATGAAAATCCAGGAATACCTTATCCGGACCAAGACTGTGATAACGTATGGAGGACGTGCGAAGATGAAAACCCCACATACAGTATTTCTTCACCAAACCCTCCCATTGAGTGTTTATATTCTGATGATGAAATAGGTTGTACCGATGAGAGTGCGATTAATTACGATGAAGATGCAGAATTTGATGATGGAAGTTGTGAATATAATTGTATTGATACTATTTTTGTTGAGTCACCTCCTGAT